AGAAGTAGAAATTCCACTGTAACCTTGGTCACCATAAAAATTGAACGACTGAGCCGAAGTTTCCATGGTAATTTTGCCCCAACTAAAGTCACCCATGTAAGGTGCAGTTGTGTAACCAATGCTTCCTGCGTTATCGACGTTAACAAAGACTCTTCTCAGAGTGGTTGTGAATCCAACGAGAGATCCTTCATGAATGATTTGATTGTTATCCTCAAAGGAAGAAACCTGATAAACAGCATCGAGAGCCGTTGTTGCGATTCCGATGTGACCACCCGCTGTGTTGCGTGTGGCAAATGTTCCCCCAACAGAAAGATTCGTGTTCGAGATAACAAAATAATCACCAGTTGAAATTCCACTGACTGTGACCGCAGTTCCAACGAAACTGGTGTCTCTCATCACGGAGTCTGAAGGAATGAAAGTGTCAAAGTAGATCTGACTGTCAGATCCAGAAGTTGTTGTTCCAACTCCGACAATGATACCAAAATCACCAGAGTAATTTGTAACAACGAGAGTTTCAGAGATTGTTCTTGGTGGTTCAACCAAAACTGCTGGGGCGACTGAGGAGTAACCAGTTCCAGGTGAAGTCACTGTGATGGAACCAACTGTTGAACCACTCAGAACCGCTGTTCCTGTTGCTCTTTGTGTTGTTCCAACACCAACAGGAGTTGAAACTGTGACAGCAGGAGCAACCGTGTAACCAAGACCAGCAGTTGTAACTGTAAACGCTGTAATTGTTCCAGCGGTGGAAACTGTTGCCGTCGCGGCCGCAGCAGTTAGAGTGTCCTGTGAGGTCAGAATAATCTTATTCTGATAAGAAGTCTCTGCCTGAGGAAGTTCATTGTATTGATCAAAGATTGGAGTTACATTATCAACATATGCGACAGTTGAACCAACGCCAACAGGTTGGAGAAGATATGCTGCACCAAAAATGTTTGGTTCATAATTTTCTCTGTCCTTAGCAACTGGTTTACCATCGATAATTTTATCGACGGTTTGACGACACCAAGTAACTGGTCTGGTCAGTGTGTTGTCTTGAGTGATTCCACCACCAATGTAAGGATTAGTTTCTGCAACCGAGTTGGTAACAACTTCGATAACAGTTCTAGGATCTTGATCCAGAGTTTGATCCTGACCCCTCAGTGGGTCATTGTTAATTTTCAGAGTGTCTCCATCTTTGACATTGTTGATAATTTCTTTGACTGGAACATCGATTGGCATCGTTCCTCTGTAGAAGAGGATGTTGGAGGAATTACCAACCTGAGGTGCCTCAGAGAATGTGATGTGACTTCCACCTTCAAATGTGTAAGCAACAACTGGTTGTTGGAGAATATCGTTGATAAAGACCAACAGGTTGTAATCCAAATCGATTACTCCACCAAAGTCGGTTTCAATGGATGTTACAATTCCAGCAACGGAGAGTGGGAACTTCGTCGTGGTTCCGTCAAACAAAGTGTCAAGAGGATCCATAACTTGCAGTGAACCAATGGACCACCCATTAAACGTGTCGTCATAAACAGTTTCAACAGTCAACTGGAATTCTTCATAAGTCTTGGTGGTGTCGGTTGGAATTCCAACAGTTCCACCGATCGCAACTGTCAGAGTGTCAGCATCACCATAGTTGTAACCAGTCTGAACGATTTGGAAATCAATAATGCTTGAACCTTGACCAACAATGATGTCAACTTTTGCTTCTGTTCCCACACCAACGGGTGTTGTGGCAATTCCACTGTAAATCAATGGAACATTAGTGTATCCAAGTGGAGCATCGAAGACAACATCGGGAACGTTAGTTGTGGTGTAACCAGTTCCAGGGTTGGTGATTGCAACACTGACAATGTGACCACCACTGATTGCAGCAGTTCCAATGAACTCAAGATTTGGAACACCGTTACTGTAAGTCTGAACACCAACGTTGACGACGGTTTGAATTCCAGATCTGTAACCAGAACCAGTTCTCGCAATTGCAACTGACGAGATGGTTCCAGCAGTTGACACGACTGCTGTTCCCCCAGCAGCAACCAGAGGTTGGAAACCAAATCCTTGAGTTGAACCAACAGAAATAATTCTTCCCCTCAGTGGAATGTTACTCTTATTGGGGTCATAACCATCTTGAATTCCATTTCCTTGGAAAGTGATCGTGGTGATTCCACTTCCTTCTGCCAAGGTGTAAGCGTTAGTTACGGTCGAAGAGCTTGGTTGTTGGAAAACACCATTATGAAGAATAATCGCATTGTAAGTTGAGTAACCAACTGTGTTTGCATCACTTTCTTGAAGAGTGAATTCACTTCTGATTCCAGTGAAATCTCTGGAAATGTCATCAAACACATAGTTGTTTGAATAAGTTTCACTTGAAGAACCAACAGGAGCGGTTCTGGTGAAGACTCTTCCCTGGAAAGTTGAGTTTGTTGTAATTCCAGTCCAATCTCTGTAATTGGGATTACCTGTTGTTGTGCTCAGTGGTGTCTTACCTTGAGCAGGTCCAACAAAGTTAATTGTGCTGTCAGTAATGTTATATTGACCAACAAACTTCTGAATGGTTGCGCCAGCGATGTGTGGAACAGACAGTGAACCCATCTGACCTCTCAGAACCTGCAGGTCAGTGGGATTGTCGCCACCAAGACCAGTGATAATCATATATTCTTTATCAACAAGAATAATGTCATCTGCGTAGAACGAAGTGATTCCTGTTGTTTCAATTGTTGGTCCAAGAATCACATTGGCATTCAATGTTGTAGTGATGTCAGTCTCAGAAATTGGAGACTGAATCATGTTGTCAATGGCAACCAGACACTTGGTATTTTGATTCTCTGCTGTAATGCTGTGAGATTCACCAACACCAACAGCATTGATCAGAAGAACTTCTGGAGTTGCTTTCAGAGCGTTTTCAGCAGTTGATGCAAACTTGATTTCGTTTGCGGATGCCTTGACGACATAAAGATCCTGAGGAAGAAGAGTTGTTGATCCAATTCCAGGGACAGTTGCTGTTTCAATTCCAATTGGAGTCGTTTCATAACCATAGAAGACTTTTTCACCAGTCACAAAGAAGTGATTGTTGATTCGAATTGATTGTTTTGCAACATCGACGATTGAAGAATCGCTTCCATCGAATGATCTCTTGAAGATGTCAAGACCATCAGACTTCAGAGCAAAGTTACTTCTGAGGTCAATTCTGGTTCCAACATAACCTTCACGCAAGCTGTTGATTTGAACAAGACCATTATCATAAGACTCTGCTTCACCATTGTTGTTGAAGTGTTGAAGTCCAACAGAGAATGTCTTAACCGTTACCGCTGCGTTTGCGTTAGGAGTAAAGGTCAGATCAACACGAGTTCCAACTGTTTGAGCAACACCAACTGTTCCAACTCCAGAAACAGTTTGAACATTGCCAAACTCAATCAATTGCTCTTGGTTTGAGTCACGAAGGATGACACATTCCAACAATTCATATTCGGAATTGGTTGTATCAGAAGCCTGAACAATAAAGTAGTTTGCACCATAAGGATTATCAAAGGATGCAACTGTGATTGGAACAGGACTTGCGTCTGCTGCGATCGAAGTGTGAGTCGAAGAGAGAAGTGAAGTTTCGAGAGCGGTTGAACCAATTCCAGTTCCTGTCGCTGCGATAGCAACAACAGAAGAGTTGACGGTCATTGTCGTCAAACCAGAAGTCGGAGTGAATTCAACAATCAAATTGCCGCCACTGATTTGAGAATCAAAGGTTCCAAATCCAACGAACAGAGTGTCGGTGGTCGTAAGCATGTCACCATACTTCATTATCGAAACATCTGTCCCGTCATGAATGATGTTGAGTTCTTGACCAGTCGCCTCACCGTTCTGGTCTTGTGCCATCACGAGAACTTTTGCACTTCTGTAAGTGTTAGCAATCGAAACGATTGTGGTTGTGATTCCAGGAGATGCTTCCGTTGTCGCACTGGAAACCAAAACAGAGTTACCAAAGAAGTCATTCTTCTCAACAGTGCTGTTGTTAAAGATGTTGAATGAGAGGGTTGTAATGTCGTAACTGTTGAAAGCAAACTGTTCGGGATAGAAGTAAAGATCCCAACCAGTTGCCGTGTCAATTACATCAAAGGTTCCCAACTCATTGTTGATCTCCATCTTTGCATATTCTTGAATGTTGTTGTTTGTTCCCTCTTGGGCAACAACAACGACGGAGAACTGTCTTTCGTCAGTATCTGTTGTGTCTCTCACATATGTGAAGAATTTATTGTAAATCTCAGCGTTGGTGAAGGAATCAACAATAGCAAAGTTGGTTGTTCTTTCAGAACTGTTGAATTGGTCACTGATGTCATCAATTGGAAGAACTCTGTTTCCAACTGCTTCTGCATAATCTTTGACGATCTTGTTGTCAAAGACAATCTCAGTGGAAACAACCTGATTTCCGATGGTGACTGTTTCTTCGGTGACAAGATCCCAATCATATTCGCAGTTGAGACTTGCTTCACCAACAATGTCAACGATTCTCTCAACGTTCGAATCAAAAGTCTGAATGATTGCTCTAGAGACATCTTCTTTGGAGATAATGTCCAAATCAGCAAACTTAGCAAAACCTGCAGTGTGATCCAGAGCACTTACTGGATCATTCCAAGTTGCATAAGGAATTGTCGAATTGAGAGAATAAGAGAAGTTTTGATAATATTCGTTGTTTGGCAGTTTCTGAAGATTGTCATTCAAGAAACCAGAGTTTGTTTGCCAACCATTGTTAACAGTTGCGCCTGCACCTGTAACAATTTCAGATTCAAAGTCAACTTTGGTTTGAACAATTGACTGAGTACCAGAAGAACGTCCAGTAATTCTGTCTCCAACAGAAAACTCATTTGGGGTCAGAATGACCAGTTGATTTGTTGTTGAATTCCATCTTTGAACAGTTCCAGAAAGTTCATTCTGATTGGTGACTCTTTCTCCAACAACGTAATTGTTTGTTTTGAGGGTGGAAGTGTAAGTCGCAAGATCCTGTGTGTTGATAATTCGACCATAAGAATTGTCGAGATCGAGGTTTCCAGGAATTTGACCTTCTTCGATCAAGTCAACAAGACTGTAATCAACATAAGGTTTGACAGAATCGAGTTTCTTATCAAAACCAACAACTTCAAAGAATGTGTAAGCGTAATCTGCAGAATTATAACCAATTCCTGTGCTTCCGACTCCAACACTCAGATTTTCAACAAGAACTTTAGAACCAACTGGGAAGTCAAACTGACTTGCTTCTGCAGTTGTGAAGTTTCTGTCAATGAATGCTCTTACAACCTTGGTTGTGGAATTATAGGAAACCGAAGCAATTCCAAGACCATTTGAGTTATTGACTGGAATGATTCTTGGGGAAACATTGTAAAGTCCAGTAGAGTTGTCGATGATTGTGACGTTCTTGTCTCCAAGATCATAAGCAAGATCCAAACCACTAACAACATTGTTTGTAATTCCATCAATAACAACAAGATTTGGTGCAACAAGGTAATCTCTTCCCTGAGAAGAAATTCCAATGGTGTCAAAGGATGAGAGAGATTCAACTTCCAGAACTTCTGGGAGATTTGAAACACATCTCAGAGTTGAGTCAGAGGGGTAATCAAATCCAATGTTGTTAAACTTAGTCTTAAGAATCCGACCAATGTTTGTGCTTTCTGGTCTCAGGATTGCACCAGATCCAGTTGCACTTGAAACAGATGTAATTCCAGGAAGAGTTCTGTATCCAACACCTGGTCCATCGATCTTCAATTTGGAAATCGCACCAGTTACATTTAGTGAATTAGTTTCAAATGTCAGATTAGAATTGCTGCTGTTATAAATTGTTGTGGAAGAAGTCTCTGGAATGTCATATTGGAATGTGGTTGTTCCAATTCCCGTGATTGTTTGAGTTCCATCAAATGGTGTAAGAACAACATTCAGTTGATTGTGATTTGAAACATCAACGTCGGTTGAACGTTGCTTCTTAACCTCGGTCAGAATGCTCTCATTGGCGAGATCGAATTGATAGAAAAGTTGATCTGGAATGGAATCAATGTATTCCAGTTGCAAACTGGCAGTGGCATCAATTCCAGGGTTTCCACTCTTAACCACTTGGAATGAAGTGGAATCTGAATTTTTAACAAAAAGATCTGTGTAAGCAGAATCACTGTAGAGATTCATGTCGAAGGCAGAATATCTGATTCCGTTAAAAGTAAATGAGAGTGAAGGATCAGACAGATCAAACTTCAGTGTGGTGTTCTTATTAACACTGACTGCTGGATTGATCTTTGACAAAGTTCCTGCCGAAGCACTTGTCAGGTTGACAAACTTAGGATCAAGTGCCGACAACTCAAACTTGTTAGCAACCAAACGAATCTTGTTCTCTTCGTAAGGAATCACATAATACATTCCCTCATTGGTCAATCCACCAGATGGAGTGGTTGCAGTGTGGATGACCTTATCGCCAAACTTGAATGGGTTATTTGAAATCTCAATAAAGTTCAGAGTGGTGTTAACGTTACCAGCAACAAAATCTTGAGGATCAAATACAATGCGGCGATTGTAATCGTTATACTTAACAGTGACAGTTGTAACTCCGACTGGTTTTACACTGACAAAAACCTTATCTCCTTTTGCAAGAGTGTGTGTGGATGCTGTGGAAACTGTAACGATGTTTCTTGAGACCTTTCCAGACAGAACACCACCCAGATTTGTTGTGAAACTGTGAGTATTACCAGTTCCAACTGAAGTAAAGTAAACAAGTCCAGTCGTTGTATTAACGCCGACAAAACCACCAGTGCTTCCAAGACCAACTTTATTTGTTCCAAAACCAACGAAGTTCTCATTGAAGGGAACAGCATAAAGAGGTGAGTATTGAGTCAGACTTGTGTAAGCAGTTCCTGCAGTTCCGTTCCAAATCTGAATTGAGTTTCCACCATTAGTCGCATAAAGAACTTTGTCGTTCAGTTTAAGATTGTGACCTGGGAAGTAAATTTGCTGTGGTTGAATGAAGATGTTAGTTCTTCCAACTCCAGGATCACCGAATGTAATTGTTGTTCCAACTCCAGTCCCCAGAGCAGTTCCGACTCCGACTGCTTCTGCTGGATCAAAATACAGTTCTCTGTTGATGGGGAAGGAATAATCAGTTTTGGTTGATCCAACGTTGACGGTAAACTTTCTGGGATCTTCATAAAGAACACCACCATTAGTGTAAGCAAGACCAGTGGTCCCCTCTTCTTGACGACGAACTCTCAGTCTTCCAGTTACTCTGTCAACATTGAGAACACGAACAACTTCTTGATCAATGGTCAACAGGTCATTTTCTCTAACTTGGTCAAATGCACCGGAGACATAAAAGAAAGTAACAATTCCAGTTGCACCAGCAGTTCCGACACCCAAGTTTAGGACGAAGTTGTCACTTCTAACTCCAACGTTATAACTTCCTTCAAACCCTTTGAAGAAGGTAGAAACACCACTGATGTTTACAACGTCATTATTGAGGAAATTGTGTGGAGCAGATGTCAGACCGATGAATCTGTTATTGGTGACAGTACTTCTTGTGAATTCGACATTTGTAAATGATGTTGATGCAAGACTAATTGTGTCAATGTTCTGCCCTTTGACTCGTGCAACTTTAACGTTGACGAGTTTACCATCAGTCCCTGCGTTGTTGAAATCAACCTTATCGCCAACCTTATAACCTGTACCACCAGTTACAATGCCAACACTTTCAATTGAACCACTGGATGTTGCTGTGATCTCAATCGATTGCTTGACGACTTTGGAAGAATCGAACAAATAATTATATTCACTTCTTGGACTGTTTGTGTGGTATGATGTCGTTTCTCTCAACCAACCTTGAGAAGCAACATCATAATCGGACTGATTAGAAATTGATTTGAAGTTGAAATCGTTTGGTACTGAACGATATGTGTTTCCAATCAAATAAGGGAATGCTGGTCTCTTATAATTTTCAAAAGGTCCTGTAGAATCAACGATATCATTGATTGTTGCAAAATAAGCATAAACCCCGTTTGGATAATCGGGTGTTATACAGAAACGTCCATTGTGCTCATCGAGGTCACCGTTTCCTGTGTAAATGTAATCCTCAACAAAGAATCCATTTGACCAAACGCTGACTGGTGGTTCATTTCCTGCATTGAGTCCAGAAATCGAACCCAACTCATATCCAGAGATCATTCTTCTGATTACACCAGAACCATCAGCATTGGAGAATCCATAAGGACCATAGATTGGATTTCCATCATATGCCCAACCAATGATTGGTGAGTGATAATTGCTGGCAATTTCATTACCAGATGAAGTTATTAGATCAGCAACACCATAAACGTTGTTATCAGCATTTGTTCCGCTGATCCCATAAACAGACTCCCTCAGAGGGCGGGGAGCATACATATGAGAGTATTGAAGATTCGAATTATTGATATTTTGTGTGATAAATCCATCATCGGATTTAATGGTCTCGAAACTCTCTGCAAAGCGGTTAACAGTCCAGTTTCTGATTTTAGCAAACGCTCTTGCAGATGATCCAGAAGGAGTAACTGTAATGGAAGTGTCAGAAATCGAGTAACCTGCACCACCCTTGATAACTTTAACTTCAACCAATTGACCATTGTTGATAATTGGAGTCAGAACTGCAAAACTTCCACTGCTTGTGTTAATGGTAAGTTTTGGTGGAGAATTATAACCATAACCTTTGTTGTTTACAACAACTTCAACAATTTGCCCATTGGTGATTACAGGAGTGACATTTGCTTGAGCACCAGTCACGAATGTGATCGTGGGTTGTCTGTCAAAGTTCAGAACTTCAGATGAACCATAACCAACACCAGTCGAAGAAACATCGAATGATGTGATTGAACCTCTAAAGATGGGTTGAACGACAGCATTGAAGTCTTGTCCAGTTCTGGTTGAAACTCCAGTTACACCATCGACTGTGACTGTGATTGGTTTATAATTAAACGAACCAGTTCCCTCTGTTTCAACGTTGACATAGAGGTTGTTGTCATAAAAATAATCAACAGCAGTTGAACCAACTCCAACTTCACTTACAGAGAACGAGTTGTTGTTGATTTTGTGAACATAATAATCTTTGGTTGAAGAAAGACCAAGAACACCATCTCCAGTTGGAGTGAACTTGATGATTTCCTTAGAACCAAAACCGTGATTCGGAATGTTAAATTGATTTAGAGCAGTGTTGATTCCAGAAGTTGTTGGAATGCTCTTTTGGTTGTTTGAGTAACCACTTCCTGCGTCGGAAACAATAATTTCAGAAATAACTCTCTTCAGTGATCCAGACTTGAGACTCTGAGTTCCAGAACCATAAGAGGTCAAAGAAACGGTGTTAATTCCTGAGTTTGAGTCGAGTGGCGTCTTATAGAGTTTAATTGTTGAAGCATCAACAACACCAACATAATATTGAGCACCAGTGCTCAGACCACCAACTGCAGTCAATGTGTTTGTCACATAAACGACACCTTCATTATCTCTGAACTTGTGGAAAGTTGAGAATCCGATTGTGTTGTTGGTGAGATTGATGTCAGTTGATCCAGAGTCAGCGATGAAAGAAACTGAATGCGAAACCGAAGTCATGTTGGCTCTTGCCACAGCACCAGTTCCATTTCCACCCAAAATTCTTATAACTGGTGTTTCTTGATAATCGAAACCAGGATCAATGATTTCAATCCTCTCCAATGAACCCATAACAGAACAAGTTCCTGTTGCACCAGTTCCAACTGTGTCCTCAATATGAAGATAAGGAGGATTGATTACATCATAGTCCTCTCCACCACTGTCAACGGAAATCGATTGGATTTCTCCATAACGAATGTTGTCTCTTGACTTATAGTTAATAATCTCAACACCATTGATCAACATTCCAATGTGACCAAAGTCAGTCACAGAAACAATGTTTTCATTCTCTGGAGTCTTAAACTCTCTATAAAGTGACTGAGGTCTTACGGTCTTTTCATTGAATTCATAAAGAGTAATCTTATTATTTTCGACACTCCCGTTTAGAAGAACGAGTTTGTCAGCATAAATGTCAGATCTACTTCTCGCAAGACTAATGGTGTTTGCATCAACTCTCTTAATGTAAAATGGACCAGCGTTCACGCTGGCAAACTTACTTTCAGTTTCTGTTACAACCTTGATTCCATCAGGAGTGGTTGTTGTGGTTTTGGTGACACCTGGTTGATAATAAACTGCTTGACCACTAAAGAAACCATGGTCAGTAATTGTAATTTCATAAGAATTATCAAAAGAACCACTAAAAGTTCTGCTTCTGGAATCTGGATCTGTTTCTTTGTTTACGTATCTTGGAATTGAATTTGAAGCAACCAACAGGTCACCACTAAATTTGGTGTAAGTGTTTTGAACGTTGGCATAAAAATCATTCAGTTGTGTGTAAGATGCAGATCTTCCTTTGAGGATCTGTTGTTCAACCATATAAGAAGAATTGACATTAATAACTCCAGTCAGTCTTGCGACAACAGACTTTGCTCCAGTTGTTCTGAGAACAGTTGCTCCGACTGTTTGTCCAGTGATTGTGTTGATCAGGTTCAGAGAATATCCAGGTTTAAACTCATGAACATCAAAGGTTTCGATGTTATACGAGTTGGTTGTTGAGTCAACAAGACTTACACTTGAAACGGTCCAACTTGTTTTGTTGTTGTGGAACCAGTTCTTTGCCAGTTCTGTTGAGGACTCATAACCAAGAGACTGAATCTCAGCAATGTCTCCTGTGAGGTAACCATAAGTGTTTCCGTTTGGTTTGAAATCCTTCAGAGAAGCAGCAACTCGAACTCTGATTTCATTCGACGTGTTAATCCCAATGTAAGCATAAGAATAATCATCAAAGCGAATATCGGTCTTTTCGTTAATTTGATAATCAACACCAGTGACATTTAGAAGTTGTGTTGATGACTTGCCGTTGTAAGACAGATTGATGATGTTATCATCCAGGTCTGTTGTGACCAAATCACCTTTGACTGGAAAATCAACTGTGGAATCAACATCCAGAATGGTTGAACCTGCCGAGACGGTGTTTAGCAGTTTTGTTTTTGGGTTAACCTTGAACTCACCAAAGATCGTACCTTGAACATCGATGTCTCTGTCGAAACCAGCATCAATACTAACCTGATAATATTGACCTTGATCGTAATCAATTGGAATGACATTAGTGACAGAACCTCTTGCTCCAGTTGACTTCTGGAAGATTGTCAGATTCTGCAGTTGGAGTGGGTCACCCTGAATCGTTTCAACGACGTAATCTGAAGTGACTTTGTAATCAGCATTGGATGGGCGAAGAAGAAATTCACTTGGACGAATAACATCAACTGGAACACCATAAAGTGCCCCAAAGAGAATTTTGTAAGATTCCTCTGTTCCTTTAGAATTGTAGAAACTGTCAAGACCAAAGACAAAATTTCTCTGATCCAATCCAGAGAAAAGAGTTCTTTGAGTAAAACCAGGAGCAAATTGATACTTGAGTTTCTTGAAGAACTCCTGAAGGAAGAGAATGCTCAGGTTGGTAATTGTGGCACCAGCAGTGTGCTTATCTGCCTCTGTAGATTTAAATACCAGCTGGTCGGGGGTGTTAGACCCAACGTAATCTGTAACCCCGCTAAAACCCCTTGTACACCCCTCAAACGCCGAATCTGTCTTGCGGTCATAAAAGATGATCTCGTCATCAATTTGAATCAGACCGTTTGTTTCGGGGAAACCATAAGTAAAGTTACCAGAAACATCAGCGGTGATAGTCTGGTCTGTGTAAGAAATATTAGAAGCAAGAACTGTTGTGGTTGTGAGATTGAACAACTCATCAACCTTTACATATTGATCCAGATTTTGAATCAAATCATAAGTTGCCCCATCAACTTCCTGGGATAAGTAATATTGTTTTAAGAACTCTCCAAGCAGAGGAAAATCCTCCCTCACATAAGTGGGGAGTTGGTGCTCGATGATATCCTGAATCCTTACTCTATCGACTGCCATTTCCTACTTAAAGGTTCTAGTGTTATTATTTACCACGGTTTTTAGTAGGAACTACTGGAGGTTGTGGTTGTGGGACTGGTGGTTACTGTTGTCGTTGTTGTTACCGCTGCAGTGCCTGTTGAGGTGCTTTGTGTTGTCTCAACGACGATTGGACCTCTAACCAGACTTCCATTGGCATAACTGGAAGAAACAACATAATTACTTCCTGAAACATCATCTCCGGAGTCGATTCCATCGATGACCATGTTGACAGTTGTCTTTGTGGTGTCCAGTTGCAAATAAAGATCCTGCAGACCAATCACATCATTCGAATAAGGAGTTGCAGAAATCTCAATGACTGGTTGTCCTTTAGTAATAACCGTCGAAAGAATTTTGATTGGATTCAGTTTGATTTCACCTTTAACATAATCAATGGTTCCGATTCCTCTCTTAACGACGACTGGTTGAGTCGAAGAGTTCAATTTAAAGAGGAAGATTGATCCTGATTTTTGATCGGGGTTAGGCGTGTCACCAAAATAAACAGTCTCACTAATTCCACTGACTTTGAAACCAGAAGACTTGATGTTATAACCAATGATGGTTCCATTATATACAGAGGAGTGTCCGTGATTCTTAATGTGGAATCTGTTTCCATAACAAATCTCATACTCAGCAAATGTGTTCAACTGAGCAGCCATGTCTCTTCTCATTGAGATGTTGGTGATGTTTGAGGTCACCGCTTCATGACTGTTGTCAATTACATTCTGGAATTTGGAATACTTGAATCGTGCTCCAAATTGATTGAGTTGTGAAGAGTTAGCGTAATTGACAATGTTCTGATTGACGATTGCTTTTACCGCTGCAGAAGAAGAGGCAAGGTTGCTGTTGTAATAAACACGACTGTCCGACTCAAGATAAAGATACTTGAGGTCAACGATTTCCGTAACGATTCCAGCAACAGAATACTTTCTCAGTTGTGCTTGAAGATTCTGCTTAATCTCACTGGAGAGGTAAACACCATTGTAAGGTTTGATGCTGATGAAGACCTTACCATAAGCAGGTGGGTCAAGTTCTTCGCCACCAAAAGCAGAAACAGATGCTGCTTCGGGGTAAACCTGAGGAACGACTGCCTCATAATCGGCAGCAGTTACTGCTCTGTTTTGTGATGCGTAAATCTGTGGAGAGTATTTACGAATCGAATCCATACTTTCGATCGCAGCACCACCCTGTGATGAAGAGTTCGTCGCAAGCAGAGAGATTCCTCTGGTGACGACTGTACCATCATTATCAACCAGTCGCCCAGCGTAAGTAAACGCTGCGATTCCATTTGCCTCAGCACCGTTACATGTCAGGTAATTTGCCGTGACATAATTAGGTTCTTGGAGTTTGGCACCAAATACGTTGTCACCAAATAAGAGTTCGTAGCGCTCTCCAGGTGCCTCTTGAAGGTAATAGATTGTGCTTGTAGGTGTCACACCCACCAACGAGCTGAATTGCGAATAAGTGCGACTTACAGTGGATTGTTCTGACTCACGAACGATCACTTTAAGACGTGACGTATCGATTCCACTGTTTGTCAGATAATATCTTTGATTCGGATTACGGGAACTAACCGTCCAGTTCTGAGTAACGTAAGTTCCTTCATAGATGTTGACATTATTGAAGAACGCAACTCCTGTGGATTCAACAGGAACTGTGATGTCATCAATGATTGAAAAGACGTATGATGTGCCGTTGAACTGTTTGTTTGAAAGAGCAACGATTCCTGCCTTCAGCGTCAACGTAACCGCATCAGTGTCAGAAGCATCAACAGAGAAAGAGATATTAGCAACAGCAGACTTTCTGGACTTTGGAACGTACCCAATGTTCCTTGCCAGAGAGACAACGTTTTCCCTCAGAGTTGCACTGTCAAGAAACACCTCGTTCGATACCATGTTGGCATTGTACGAAGTGATATAAGTGTTATAAGCAAGTGCATCGATGATCGTTGAGAGATTGGATCCCTCAAAGTCATAGTCGGTAAAGTTTGAGTTCGCCTTTAAGTAATCCCTGAGGGACTGCTTAATTTGATCAAAGTTTACGTTGCTAAAATTAACTAACGGCATTTTACCTGTTGGGTTCTAAGGCAAAGGTGAGTTGTTGCTGTTGAGCATCGATACCAACGATGTAATATTCAACGGTTACATTGAATTCATAATTATCGAAGTCTGCTTCAACTGTGACCTTGTTCAGTTCCACACGAGGTTCAAATTGGTTAATTGTGTATTCAATCTCCGACTGAATGGAATCAGCGGTGAGTTTATCAAAGTTCTCGAACAGAAGTGCTGAAACATTAGAACCAACACTTGGTTGAAATGGTTTCTCCCCAGGAACAGTCAGCACAAGATTCTTGAGAGCACGAGCAATCGCATTCTCATTTCTCAGTGCAATCAGATCATCATTCATTGGATTGATCTGAAATGAAGCACTGATATCTTTAAAACCACTGCTGGTCCTTTGTGCAGGTTGAATTGGCACAGATGTACTTACAACAATTCAACCTTATTTATGGGGTTAAAATTCGGTTAGAGGAATGGGTTCTGTTCCATACTCCCAATCATCATAATCCTCATCATTACGGATCTTCTCATGAAGTTCCTTTTGAACCAAGAAGTCATGCTTCTTTGGTGTAAGTTTGTCATTTGCGATTTCACGAAGCATCTTCTGATGCATGTGATTTGCTTCGTTGTCTAAAAAGTCGTGCATAGTGCTTCCTGATTTACAATGAAATCAGAACTTTTTAAGGGGTTCCTATCCCTTTAATAATTTATGTCCTTATACAGATTAGTCTTTTCTTCTTCAGTCTGCCAGTAATAATCATCCGTGTCACCCAGTCGTCCCCAACGAACACCGTTCTCCACCTGATACTCAATGGTTGACACCTTGAAGTCAGGAACCAGTGGGAGGTCTGGTGTGATGGACAGATCATACAGTCTCATCCTGTTGTTCGGATAAAGAGCAAACTGACCATTTTCCAATTCAACACAGTTATGTGACTTATGTTCTTGTGGAACCTCACTGACATTATTATCAATCACATCTGGATTCGAATGATAATTATCAAGAGTAAACAGATACTGACCCTTGATGAAACCATGATCCCGAGAGTAAATCTCCGCATCCATTGAGGAGATGAATCCCTTATTCATACAGACAACACCATAATCCATACAGTTCCAGAACTGCAGATTGGGAAGATCCAAATCAGGATCAGGTGTCTTTGGTTCTCTTACAAACGCACTAATGGGCAACTTATCATACATTGCACCATACTGTGGCAAATAAGTCTCAAAATAAAAAGCACGTCCAGGAATCGACTTTGCCGAAACCCAGACGCCCTCTACAAACTCCCCATGACCATCCTGATGATCGAGAAGATATTCTTTACGAACGTAAATTCTTTCTGCGGGAAGATTGCAGATTAAATTCATCTACCTTGTCCTCTGTACTTCTTCTTTGCCTTGTTGCGCGATGTCGCTGCGTATTTGGTGTTGCGACCACA